AAATGATTTATCTGTTACTGCTGGAACAAGTATAAACTACAAAATATCTTTTGCTAATCAAGCAAGTGGTTCAAAGGAGGCTCGTATTAGAGGGGTTTCCCTTCAATACTAGATTATGCCATGGCAAGAGTTACCAAAAAAGCAACAGTCCAGAGTGTAACTCTAAAACATATTAGTCAAAAGCTGGACCACATCCACAAAGATGTAGAACAAAATACTAAAGATATAGTGCAGCTCAAAGAGCAAGTAGCTATGGGCCGAGGTGGCCTCAAAGTGATCTTCTATATCGGAGGAGTTTTATCAATTATAATAGGAGCATTAAAAATTGGAAAATTTATTTAATGGAATATGCTTTAGTATTATTGATATGCTCATCTGTAGCTGGTAATTGTTTACCACCTATCTCTTATGAAGATAGATTTGTAGATGCTTATGGCTGCATGATTACTGGTTATACAAGATCATTAGAAACTACAAAAGCTATTGGTCAAGATGAGGTTAATATGAATGGCATATACATTAAGTTCGGATGTACTAAAGTCAAACAAGAGAAAGGAATATCAACATGATACAAGGACTAACAGCTCTGTTGCCAATCATAAACAAAGCAGTAGATTTGGTACCAGATAAAAACAAAGTGGCTCAACACAAAGCAGATTTAGAAAAAGAATTAGTAAAGGCTTTAGTGGATGTAGATAAAGAACAAGCAAAAATAAATAGAGAGGATGCAAAAGCTACTGGAGCTTTGTCCTGGATACAAAGATTATGGAGGCCCACACTTGCCTGGGTATGTGTGTTAGCTTTCATGTTCCAGTTCTTAGTTATACCTATAACAAACTGGGTATGTGCTTTGAGAGGTACAACAATAGATCTACCTACCCTGGATAGTTCTACTCTCATGACAGTTTTGTTTTCTTTACTCGGATTAACTGGGGCCAGATCTTTTGATAAACTAAAAAAAATAAGTCATAAAAAATGAGAGTAAGCGAAAAAACTAATATTGCTATGCCAATAAAAAACTTAATAAGTATTATTGCAGCTGTAGCTATTGGTGTTTGGGCCTACTTTGGAATAACAGAAAAACTTAACTCACATTCTACTCAGTTAGAACTAATGCAAAAGGACTTGGACAAAGCTGTAGAGTTTTCTATCAAATGGCCAAGAGGAGAGATGGGTAGTTTACCAGCTGATGCTGAGCAATTTCTTTTAATTGAAGATGCTCTAAAAGATATAGAGGATATACAAGAAGAGTTAAAAGAAAGCAGACATAATGCAACTAACATATCAAGATTACAAAAAGATGTAGATAGATTGTTAGATGAATTAGAAAAATTAAAAGATAAGGTACGAGCAAATGGAAGTGGTCATTAGTTTATTAATGATGCTTAATGGAGAGATTGTTGAGCATACTTGGAAAGATAAAATGAGCTCATGTTTGAAATCTAAAAGGATTGCAGAGAGAGAGGTCAATCCTCAATCAGTAAGGTTTGTATGTAAGAAAGTAAATGCTATTACTGAGATTTATATGGGCCAGAAAAAAATTGTGAAAATTGTAAATAAGTAGTACAAGGATAGGTAGTATGAAAAATGGAAAAATAGATTTGAGAGATAAGACAAATTATATTGTAGTACATTGTGCAGCAACAAAACCATCAATGGACATTGGAGCTGCTGATATAAAAAAGTGGCATACAGATCCTCCTAGAAATTGGGATGATATAGGATACCACTTTGTCATAACTCGTAACCGAAATCCAATCATAGAACTAGGCAGACATGTATCTGTACCTGGAGCTCATGTAGCAAAACATAACTGGGAGAGTGTAGGTATATGTTTAGTAGGTGGTATGTCTGAGGATGGAGGTCCAGAGAATAATTTTACTAACGAACAAATGGCAGCTCTTCATGATCTAATAAGAGTATTGATGATGATCTATCCTCAAGCAGAGGTAGTAGGTCATTGTGATTTAGATCCAGAGAACAAAGCTGATTGTCCAGGCTTTGATGTAGGTGAATGGTTTGCTGAGGAATTTATTGGACTTACAAATGAGAGCATCTAAAAAATATGCGTGTGTGCTTGTCCAAAGTGATCTTCACATACCCTACCATCATCCAGAGAGCTTTGACTTTCTAAAAGCTATCAAGAAAAAATATAAAGATATAGATCTTGTAGTTAATATTGGAGATGAGCTGGACCAACATGCTTTGTCATTCCATGATACAGATCCAGATCTTCCCTCAGCTGGTGATGAATTACAAATCAGTAGAAACTATATAAAAGAATTAGAAAAGATGTTCCCAGAGATGGTACTCTTACATAGTAATCACTCATCATTAATTTATAGAAGAGCTTTAAAACATGGTATGCCTAAAGCATATCTAAAATCTTATAATGATTTCTTAGATGTAGGACCTGGATGGGAATGGGTAGAGGATCTAAATATAAAACTATCTAATGGCCAAGAATGTTTTATGACACATGGTATATCAGCTGATGGTTTGAAACTTGCTATGCAATATGGAAAGCATGTGGTCCAAGGACACTTTCATTCCAAGTTCAACATACAATACTTTAGTAATCCAGATAACTTAGTATGGTCTATGCAAGTAGGCTGCCTAACAAACCAACGCAGCATGGCCTTCAATTACTCAAGACAATTCAGACTAAGATTTATTATTGGATGTGGTATTATAATTAATGGATGGCCCAGGTTATTACCTATGGTCCTAGATCATAATGGTAAATGGATCGGTGAGTTAGTGTAGTGCCTAGATCTGTAACTATAAATAACAAGAAACATTTATTTATAAAATTAACCTGGTTAGATATTGTTGGAAGCAGCTCCCTTTGTACTGATTATGAATTTGGTAAACTTAAATGTGCAACAATAATTACTGAGGCATATCTTTATGAGATCTTTGAAGATGATGAAATAGAATGTGTAAGGACCTTTGCCTCATATCAGAATGAAGATGATATTGGATATGGAGATTGTAATGTATATCCTATGTCAGTCTTTACAAAATCCTCGCAGAGAGCTATCAGAAAGGCCTGGAAAGAGATGAGCAAGGGGTAACAACCTTAGAACCCTAAGGCTTAAAAATTAGGCCATCTATGGCCCAGGAATGGCTATCTAATTACCACTCTTATCTTCAATAGGCTCTTTTAGAAATATGTGCTCAACTCGTTCTCTATTCTTTCTCACCCATAACTCCTCAAAAGGTTTGACTTGGATTGTGGCAGTTTTGTGCAGCACCTCCAGGTCAATGTTATCAGCTGAATAGAACTTTTGAACTGGATCACCCTTCTCATTATACTTTTCATCAAAGGTGATTACGACTACATCATTCTCACCATCAAAGGCTTTGATCAGTTCCTTAACAAACCACTTTCTAAATCTACTTTTGTAAGCTGTTGCCATTCAGTACCTCTATCCCTCTATATTTTCCAGTATGGATCTTGATGTATCCTCGTTGCTCTATGTTCCTCAAGATCCTCCAGATGTTTGAATGTACGCACCCTTGCTTACGAGCTATCTCTCGTATTGTAGGTGGTACCCTTTTTTGCTTTATATAACTATTTATAAAGTCAAATACTTTAAGCTGGTTTGGTGTTAGCATCATTTGGTTTTAGCTCCTCTATCTTATTTTTTATTTTGTCTGCTATCATGTTCGCTTTACCTTTATCCATACCATACAACTTTTCAAAGTCTGATCTTACCTTATCCTTTAGCTGTAATATTTCGTGAACCTTCTCAGCACTCGTTAAGTCTGGAGCCTCGCAGATAATATCTACATTTTTAAGTAAGTTAAATTCAAACTTATCGGCCCATTCCTTGTCTTTGTTTTTAGTATTTATCTTTTGATTATCACCTTTCTCACTATCCTCTTCATCAGATATATCTAATAAGAAAAGTTTTAATAAAAGATACTTGTAAGCATAAGACATAGCTTTACCTGGTCCTTTGTCCTGGGTATCATTCCCATAACCAAAGTAATCTCCTACATCTATATGTTGTCCAGTTTCTATATCAACAACTCTTGCAGCCATAACACATCTTGTTTGATTGCCATCTTGCTCATGTGATTTAACATAAGGTATCAAAGTTAGCTTTGCTTTTTTCAGAGCTGGTCTTACTACCTCATTAACTGAATTATATGATAGTGGTTTGTATTGTAATCCTCTCTTTGCATCTTTGATTACACTCCCACACTCATGTTGAACCTCAAATATTTTTTTGTAAATATTAGGTGTTAGTTTTTCTTTACTCATTTTTTTCCTCCCTCTACTGTAAACCTTCTATAGCTAGTAAACTCACCAGGTATGGTTACAGTTTTAGTTTTCTTTTTTTGATTTGTTGAATGTCTGATTGTGTAGTCATTCCATGTAACTACCTCATGACCTCCAACTATTTCTTTCATGTACATTGATGCAGCATCTTTTCTTTTCTTTGCCTCTTTCTCATCAGCAGATGCAGATACATACTGCTCAATTAATATACCTAACTTGTTATGGGTACTCATATCCTGGACCTCTTTAGATCCATTACTTGTATAAATTAAACTAGCCTCAGCTGTATCAGCTGGTGGGTACCAGTAGTCATGGCCATTCTTTATACCATCAAACCTATCCCAAAAATCTTTACCAGCTTTTATAATCTCATCAATCATCTTATGATCTCTTTGATATATAAACCATTGTAA